CATATTCATCAAGGCAAACTCTTTACGGGTTTATCTTCGGTGATGATTCTTAAACTTCCCAAAGATATGGGCCCCGAACTTGCACGACCCGATCAACCGATGAATGGACAACTTCAAATTATGGGAAATGTTGGAGGCCAATTTGTGACTTCTGACTATTCACCTCGAATGAAGATAGGAGATTTTTATGTCTTTCCCTATGATGTAAGACATGTCGTTTATCCTTTCACCAATAAAAAAGCAAAACGAAGAACACTCGTTTGTAATGCGGATGTAGAATATAATCCAATCACTTCAAGGACGGCTCAATGATCTTTGAACCTAAATGGAAATCTTTAATGGCTAATACGACAGCCCCGATCTTTAGCCCTGAACAATGTCAGAATATTATTGACATGGGTCATCAGCAAAAATCTGAAGAAGCTAAAGTAGGAAACAACAAAAAAGATGGAGGCTATGATACTAAAAAAAGAGTTACAACCATCAGCTGGATTCCTTTCAGGACGATGCCAGACATGTATAAAATTATTGAGAAGACCATGAAACAAGTGAATGGAAACCATTTTGGATATGAAGGCATGATGATTACCGAGCAAGCTCAATTTACTGAATATCCTAAAGGTGGATTTTATGATTGGCATATGGATGCCGATGTCAATTGTGTGTTTGAACCTCCGGTTAGAAAAATATCCATGACCATTCTACTTTCTCCACAGCATGAATTTGAAGGAGGGGATTTAGAATTTATGACGGAAGGTAATAAACCTCCTCAGTTATTGCAAGGACAAGCTATTTTCTTTTGTAGTCTTATTCGTCATCGGGTGATTAAAGTCAAGAAAGGTATCCGACGCTCTTTAGTGATGTGGTTCGGAGGACCCCCGTTTAAATGAACCGAGAAATTTTATTCCCGACTCCTATCTATTTTAAAATGGTAAAGGATCCTAAAAAATTAAACAAGTATTTATTTCCCCTTATTAAAGCCTGGAGTAAAAAAGATAAAACTGAAACAAAAACCAATGCGGGTGGTGGCTGGCATAGCCCCACCAATATGAATTTTAAAAAAGAGTATCAACCATTGACCGATGAGCTCTTTGACATGCAATATGAAATTTTTAAAGATTACGGCATGGAACCTAAGCCAGGACTCGGGAATATGTGGGCTAATATTAATTACCCCGGTGCTTATAATAAGCAGCACATGCATCCTAATTCTCAATGGTCGGGTGTTTATTATGTGAAAGTTCCTAAGAATTCAGGTAGTTTATTTGTGGAAGATCCAAGACCCGGGCCCAATATTACACTACCTCGAAGAGTTGAGGGGTTACCCAAGGCCTTATGGCGCGTGGTTCTTTATCCCCCAATCGAAGGACAGATGATTATGTTTCCCGCATGGTTATCCCATGCTGTTGAAACGAATGAGTCTAAAGAAAAAGGAGAAAAGGGCTGGCGTGTATCGGTTTCTTTTAATTTTATTCAAGTAAATAAAGATGAAAACATAGGATGAGTTTTAAAACAAAAAAATATCAAGTGATTCGAGGAGCCATTCCCATACCTCTCGCAAACTTTATCTTTAATTATATGATGCTGCAGCGAGATGCTGTGGATTTTTTGCTGAAACATAATAAAGTAAATCCAGTTAATCCTTTTATAGGGACTCGAACAGATCCACAGACACCCGGATGCTATTCTAAATATGCAGATTGGGTCATGGAAACGTTGCTTCAGTATATGAGACCTATCATGAAAGAGAAAACAGGGATGGATCTGGTTCCAACATATTCTTATACCCGACTCTATGAAAAAGGAAATATTTTAAGACGTCATAGAGACCGATCGAGTTGTGAAGTTTCTACAACTTTACATTTAGGAGGAGATGAATGGCCTATCTTTCTGGATCCATCAGGAGCCAATTATGTTATCTCTGGTAAGAGAGAGGAAGACAGTGTCATTAAACCCGGAGCTCCGAAAGGAGTTCGAATCGATTTAAAAGTAGGGGACATGTTGATTTATTCTGGGTGTGAGTTGGAACACTGGCGTGAACCTTTTCAAGGAAACATTTGCTCACAAGTCTTTCTGCATTATAATCATGCGAATGGTCCCTATGCTAAAATGAATCTTTTTGACAAACGTCCTATGTTAGGCCTTCCTAAGTAATGGCTCTTGTTCGTGTCACCTTAGGCGGCAAACGTCTGGGGTATGTCAGGAATAATAAAGCCGGATCCACCACCATCATTAACTATCTCGGCCAGCTTCTTTGGAACGAGAAACCTACGACGTATAGTGGGACTAATGTTCAGGATTTTTGTGGACAAGATTCCTACATCGGACGCGAAAAAGGATTTGAATCCTATCATCAAGAACTCAAAGCCTGCGAGATTCGTATTGCTGTTTACCGTGATCCTATAGATAAAATTGTAAGTGGTTTTTATTACTGTCAGAAACATGTTCCTAGTCTTAATAACTTGGATCATTTTCTTGATACCTATCAAGACCAATTAAAAAATAACTACGTTCGAATTCATTGTCGAACGAACACGGATATGCTCGGTCCTGATCCCAGCATCTATACGCATGTTTGGAATATGAAAGAGATTGATACCCACCTCCTTCCGTTCCTGGAGCAACTGGGGGGAAAGAAGATACAGAAAACAAGGCTCAGGGAACATCCTGCCAGAGTCATTACTAAGGCTCAAGAAGCTAAAGCTAAAGAAGTCATGGCTATTGACTATCAAAACGGTTGGTGTAAGGAGTTGATCTCCACTAAGATCTAGTATATTTGTAATAGAAACGGATTTTCTATGCTACAAAAAGTAAGCTTTTTACCAGGATTTAATAAACAAGTAACTCCGACTGGCGCCGAAGGACAATGGACAGGAGGAGACTTTGTTCGTTTTCGATATGGAACTCCTGAAAAAATAGGAGGCTGGGATCAGTTAGGAGAAGATAAACTAACGGGTGTCGCTAGGGCCCTTCACCATTGGGATGATAATGCAGGCATTAAATATGCAGCGATCGGCACTAACAGAATTTTATACGTCTATTCAGGTGGACAATATCATGACATTCATCCTCTTCGAACAACTATAACAGGTTGCGATTTTACTAGTACTACTTCAGACACTGCGGTCACGGTTACTTTTCCAAGTCCCCATGGGTTAGTGGATGATGACATTGTTAAATTTGATGCTGTCAGTGGAGTTACGGCAATTGGATCGACTTATACCGATGCTTCCTTTGAAGACATTAAATTTATGGTGACGTCGGCCCCTACCTCAACCACGATTACCATTACTATGGCAGCGGCGGAATCAGGAACTCAATTAAGTAATTCAGGTTCGGCTTCAGCATTGTGTTATGTAACCGTAGGACCAGCTCAAGAAGTGGGTGGTTATGGATGGGGTACAGGAACTTATTCTGGAGCAGCTTCAGGGGCAGCCACTACTACATTAGGCGCTGACATTTCAGACACAAGCACAACATCAATTACTCTTGCCAGCTCAACTGCTTTTCCTACTTCAGGAGAAATTAGAGTAGGGACCGAGGATATCTCTTTTGCCGCTAACGATACCAGCACAGGAATTTTAAGTGGAGGGGCTCGAGGAGTAAACGGAACCACAGCGCAATCCAGTTCTACCTCACCATCTACTCATAGTTCCGGGGATGATGTAACCAATATCTCCGATTATGTTGCATGGGGTGAAGCATCCTCAGCTGACTTTACTATTGAACCCGGACTTTGGGTTCTGGACAACTATGGAACAAAATTAATGGCTCTGGTTTATAATGGATCTTGTTATGAATGGGATGCAGCAGCTTCGAATCCAACAGAGAGTCGAGCTACTGTTATTAGTGGGGCACCAACGGCTTCTCGACACATGATAGTGTCGCCGGTTGATCGTCACTTAATTTTCTTAGGAACGGAAACAACGATTGGTGATACCTCTACCCAAGATGATATGTTTATCAGGTGGTCGGATCAGGAATCCTTAAGTGACTACACACCTTCAGCAATCAATACGGCGGGCACGCAAAGACTGGCCCAGGGTTCTAGAATTATGGGAGCTATTCGGGGTCGGGACACCATGTATATCTGGACAGATTCAGCCATCTTTTTGATGCGTTTCGTTGGTCAACCTTTTACCTTTTCTTTTGAACACGCGGGAACCAACTGTGGCCTTCTGGGCAAGAATGCCTGCATGGAAGTTGATGGAACTGCTTTCTGGATGTCAGAAAATGGTTTCTTTCAATACTCAGGCCAGCTTCAAACGATGCCATGTTTAGTTGAAGATTTTGTTTTTGACGATATTAATACTACTTCCAGAAATCTTATTAACGCAGGACTTAATAATTTATTTGGAGAAGTAAGTTGGTATTACTGTACTAATGGATCGAATGTGGTGGATCGGGTTGTGACTTATAATTATTTAGAATCGGTAATGCTGAAAAAACCAATATGGTATACTGGAACCTTGGCACGAACGGCCTGGGCTGATTCCTCTGTTTTTGCTAAACCACATGCTTGTTATTACACCACTTCTGATAATACTTCTTTTGATGTTGTAGGCAACACGGATGGCATTGCAATTTATTATGAACACGAAACAGGGACCGATCAAATTGATGCTGGAGGAGTGGTGACTGCAATCACAGCCAGTGTTCTTTCAGGAGACTTTGATATTACTCAGAAGAGAAGTGCTCAAGGGCAAATGCTAGGAGCTCCAGAC